CGGCAGCGTCAGATGTGTATAAGAGACAGATCAGAGGCCTTTGTTCAACCTCTTGCTTCTTTGCCTTATCTCTTGCCCCTTAAATGTGAGAATATTATGGCAGGTAGTGATATAGCAATGAATGCGTTTCAGATAGTGACTGATGTGGCGTATGTGTATGGTGAGAAAAGTGATAGTAGCCAGGGGAAGATTGAAAAGAATGTTTTTATTGATATTGTAAAAGGATATATCACCTCTGTTAGATTTGCAGGTGGCATACCAGACTCAGATTTAAATAGCATATACAAAAAGGAAGAGTCTGGAATATCCATATATAATATTAGTGCGGCGATTCTAAATTCTCCTGCGACCTATTCATTCTGTATTAATATACAGAGGTCAGGGAAAGGCGATGTTACTGCTTCCCAAAGAATTTTACAAATTGTTCCAGATGATAATTTGGTTAATTTACGAACGGGGAAAGGTGATGGAGAAAAGATTGTTTATACGCCGTGGAGGCGAATATAAATTACTTATAATAGAGCAATTTATTCATTCTACTTTTTCTGCCTTATCTTCTGCCCCTTAAATGTAAGAATATGGCAGATAAGCAGGATATAGCAATGAACCAGTTCCAAGTGGTGACGGATGTAGAATACATCTATGGAGAAACAGCGAATGGCAGCCAGGGGAAGATTAAGAAGAGTGATTTATTCACAAGAGTTTTTGCATATAAAGGACTTCTGAGAGAAGATAAAGACCTTAATACTATTTCGGAAAATGGAATATATTATTCTGCTAATGCGTTGAATTCGCCAGAAAGAGTAACTGGGTTATTGTTGCATTACATGGAAACAGATATGGCTTCCCAAATTCTAATAAATTCACGAACTGGGGAGTTATATACTCGTTCACAAGTATATAATACGGGAAATTGGGACAAGTGGACCGAATGGAAGTCAATTTCACTTACCTAATCTGATAATAGTATTACCCGTTCCGGCCATCTCGGTCAGAACGGGCATAACCAGAATGAAAATCCACATGGCTTGCAGAACCACTATCATAAGGTACCAATCCTTTTTAAAACTATGTATGTTTCAGTGCTTCTGTTGTTTTTGATAAAAAAGCTACCATTTGTCGTTTTTCGACCGAAAGCAACACCTTTAGTCCCATCTGTATAATCACAGTAAAAATTTGAACCTGCATCTGACACAAAACCTTTTGAATAGGAACCAAAAGCAAATATAGCAGTTGCTGCATTGTTGGGGGATGCAAGCAAATACATACCGTACCCCAAGTCACCAAGGTCTTTTTCTTCACCTGCTGCCAGCGTAAGGTTAAAGATGTATATATCCATTGCCTTCATTACTTCTACCACTGTCGGACTGATGCTATTACCGTTTGCATCCAACCCACGCAGCCGTTTCGGAGTACCGCCACTCATTGCATTCTCTCTAATATCATCTGCCATAATATTCTCACATTTAAGGGGCAAAGAACACGGCAACATAAAGGTTATGCAATTTCCAAAGCTTTATTCAGTAAAAGATATAGATTTCCAAGATGTCCAAAGACTGTCTCTATAATTATATACTCTAAATTTTATAGAATTTCCAGTATATGATACTTTGAGTTGAAAATAATATCCCACTACTTCTATTGATAAGAACATGCCATTAATGCCTGAACCGTCACTTGTTCCGAAGGAATACCCGAAACATATTCCAATGTTTTTCAAATCATTATCGCCTACACTACCTACACTTTTTATAGTCTTCGATAGTAATGTGGACAATGCTATTAATACACTTGTTTTACCACTTAATCCTCGTACATAATCTACGCTATTGGCTACAGTCATCTCATTTTCCTTAATATCTTGTTCTGCCATACTTCTGTACATTTAAGGGGCAAGAGATACGAGTAGAACATGCTTTATTTGATTATGAAGGAAATAAGTTTAAAAAGTTATACAAACTTATGTATGGCTAAAAGTAACCCAAGGATACCATACTCCAGTCTCTGATTTAAATCGAAAAAGTATTCGTTGTGATGTAAATGCTTCAAAAATAACTTGTGCAGCATATACTCTTCCGATAATGTTCATTAGTACTCCGTATTCTACTCCATAAGTAGGCCCATCGGGAAGGCTTACCCCTTTCACAATATCATATACACCTGATTTAGAACAATAATTATAACCTTTTGATGGGACTTCACCTCTACTTTGGAATAACGCTCCCAACAAATCGCTCTTCTTTATTTTCACCTGCGAACCATTAGCCGTTTCTGCGTATATGTACTCCGCATCAGTGACTATCTGAAACGCATTCATTGCTATATCCTGCTTCTCTGCCATAACTATTGCACATTTAACGGGCAAGAAGCATGCTTGGAAATAACGGTGTCAATTTATTCTATATAAACAATAAGCAAAATAAACATTTAGGTAACTGAAATAAAACATGCATTTATGTTATGTGCAATTGCTGCTCCATTGTATATATACAGATTTCCATTACTTTCTTTTCTATATATACATATTTTACCCTCTACTTTGCCGCCAAAGTTTCCGTTTGGTAATTCGGACAGAACATTAGCACTTAAATCACTGTTTATGACTGCCATTCCTATAGAATGGCTATGGCTGCTAACTCTTATTGTTACTATACCGCCATTTTTAAAGTTGATTTCCTTTTCTTCTCCAGCATCAAATCTTTGATTCACTCTGACAAATCCATAATTAGCAAACAGATTATTAAGAGCAATCAGCACGCTGTCATTGCCTCTCAGCCCTCTCACATAGTCTACGCCACTGACCGAAGTCATCTCATTTTCTTTAATATCTTCTGCCATATTCTTACATTTAAGGGGCATAATTTCCGGACGGAAATATTACCCGATTTAACATTTTAATTTTAGTCTCGTTTTGTAAATTATAAATCAAATTTTTCCGTAATATCTGAAGCACTCAAAAGGAGTTCTCACATCAAGATAACCGTCTACCTCTTCGTTGGCTTCTGCCTCCATCTCGAATGCTGAATTTCCGTAAGCCTTATCACCTACATTCACCCAGCACCGGTTACGGCATAAGTGATACATGTAGGATATTGCGTACTCCACACCATACTGGAGGTAGAACCACAACGGGCAAAGTAGATATACCCATAAGTTGAACCCGGTAAACAGCATGATTAATGTCAGCAGCACAGCCGATGCAATCAGACATTCTTCCCATTGGCGCACATGAATCGCCTCATGGTTAAGTGTACTCTGCTTCATCTCCTCCTTGCTTTTCGTGGTGAATACAAAGCATCCCAATGTGATGGTGCTGTAACCCTGCCACAGCAGCCATTTTGCAATTTTGCTTTCATAAAAAACTTTCATACATCTTTCCATTTATATTAGTTTGTTAATTAACCGGGTTTTCGTAATCATGGTCACCCAAATCAGCATACGAATACGAAATGCCATTTTTATTGGTTGAAATCCAGACTCCTCCCAATGATATGAATTCATAAACACCAGGCTCTGTTATATGAGCCTTATTGCAATAATGGTATTGACCGTCAACCAACTCCATATCATTAAATCCGTCCGATGTCACAACTGACACATAGCCATATGTGCTCCCTGAAGAATTATTATATATGATCAAGGATATTTTCATACCCACACATTGGGCAGAGCTGGGAAGCATGTATTCACTTTGGCCTATTCTACTGGGACGCCCATTGCCAAAATCCGAACCAAAATTGGGGTTCAGGTAAAAGTAGCCTTCATTGGAACTAAACCCATGTATCTTTATGAATGCCGCTGTCGCTGTAATTTTTCCTTGAACATTGACCTCTCCAGTCTCACCATCAATGCTACAAGTGACATTTCCATTCTTATCCCTTGCCAATACGTTCTGTACCACCAAATCATCCACATAGATTTCATCGGCACGTATCTTTCTTATTAAAGCCATATCCATAGCCACAAACATATACTGCTGTGCCGCCTCCCAATTAGCATCACCGTCTATCGAGGTAGGTGCGACAGTGACCGACGTACCGTAAGCCCGTACCCGAAACGGAATGGTACGATTGTTGAATGTGGCCAGTACGATGTCATGGTAATCTTCATTCCAGACATATGTGTTGCCTTTGGCGAAAAAACCTCTCGGACGCGGCTCGCTGGCGTCTCGTCCGCTTGCTCCGTCATAGCTGACACCCACTGATATCTCCGCAATGAAACTGTCATTCCATGCCGAAGCGTCCGCCTGGCTCTGATAACAGCGAACCGAGAAAGTGGAATACCCAGCCGAAGCATTGACCGTAATCTCGGATGCCCTCGAAGGTCCTGCGATGGCGCTCCATATCCCGTTGCTGTAGCCTCTCGCTGCCAGATATCCGTCCGGATAAGTCAATGTGGCGCTGCCGAGCGTCCGCTTGGCATAGACCCGAAAAGCTGAAGGCACCAAAGACCCGGCACTGCTCACCCGTATATTGCTGCATGTACTGATGAGATAGACCATGCCGCCGTCTGATGTCAGTTGTTCCCATTCGTCGGTGTTCACTTCTTCGGTAATAATATAACCGTAGCTCTTGCCGCCGTTCTGGGTCTGAGTGATTCGCCTCCCGTCATGAGTTGTCTGGGTCCACAGAGGTGGATTCGACGTATCAACCTTGGAGAGCCAGGAGCGACTCCCCATCGTGCAGATGGTGAGCTTTTTGTATGGAGTATTCGCGGTTCTCCACTCACCGCCAGCCTTGACAGATTCGCCGTCACCGCCAGGATTCCCATCGCTACCGTCCACGACCATGGGTATAGTTTCCCGGTCCACGACCTGCCCACCCACATAAAATACAAATTGTAACTGCGTTGTGAAGTTCTTCGGGGAAATGGCCGTGCCGTTCTGTATCTCGACCTCCGAACCACCGTCCTTACTGTATTTCAGTACGCCATCCGTCGTGATGGAAGTGGTACCGCCTACAGACTTGGTGCGTGTACATGACACACCGGCTACGCTGTAAGTACCGTCCTTCCGTTTGCTTACCGATGAGACGGAAGGCACCAGCCTATACAGTACAGCATCACTGCCCGGATTACCGGCACGCACCCCGGCAATGGTGAACACCAGCTCGCGGCTTATATCCGTATCCTGCACGGTAGCCGTAACGGTAATTCGAACCTGCGAACGTGCAGGCATTGAAATGCCGGCAGCCACAGTAAACGCTATCACACCGGTATTGATATTATAACTCTCCGTCACACCGGAGGGCGTCACGCATGAGATGGACTTGAGCTGCAACTTCTGTGTACCATACCACATGCCGACGGTTGTATTGAGCACGGACTGCGAAACAGTCTTTCCTTCGTATGTCAACGCCACACTCTCCATCTCGTTGTCGAAATCGGCTACAATGGCCGACTCGCCATCAAAGCCCCACTTAGCCCATAGTGCAGAGGGACTGAATGCACTCCATACACCGTCCTTCTTCGTCCGGCAACAAGCCCACTCGTATGGCAGGCTCTCGCTGACACCAATCGGGTCATCATGCCATCCAGATGGCACATAGTCATCCACCTGCGAGGTGGCTGGCGTAGGAGGCGTCACATTCTCTGTCGTATGTTTAAATATCCACTCATAATCTTTTCCGTCACGCCCGTCTTGGCCGGACTCCACCAGCAGCTCATACTCAGCGGTATTAAGGTCTCCGGTAATGGTATAGCCGTAGCTCTTGCCGCCGTTCTGCGTCTGCAGGATGCGCCTCCCCTCATTGGTCGTCTGAGTCCACATCGGAGGATTGTCGGTACCACCAGGAGCGACACAGAGAAACACACGCCCGGCCATCTTGGTAATACCCATATAAGGTATATGCTTGCCGGTCTGCCAGTCACCACAATTGGTGATGCTTGTACCGTCTGCACCCTTGCTGCCAGTCACACAGATGGCGTTCGTTGTGGTGGAAGTACCATCGGTAAATACTATCTTTGTCCGGGTCCAGATATACCAGCCGTTTTTCCATTCTGGGGAGGTCGTCTGCCACTTGCCTCCGGTTGTGGTGGCCGATGAAGAGGATAGGTAGTATTCCTCGGTAATGGACTTGATGCCCTTGCCGTCGGCTCCCTGCCCACCACTGATACAAGCCGCCTGGGTGTACTTGACTTCGCCATCGGTAAATACTATCTTTGTCCTGGACCAGATATACTTGCCGGCTTCCCATTCTGGGGAGGTCGTCTGCCAACCGTCCACCGGAGCAATGACATTTGACGCAGATATCGCGTATTCCACATCGGTAGACTTGATACCCTTGCCGCTTTCTCCCTTGGCCGCATATTTCAACCAGTCGGCATTGCCGTCTGCCGGCTCTGTAGACGTGCCTATCTCGTTCACACATATCCATGAACTGCCGTTATGCGTCACCTCATCATAATAGGCATACTTCTCACCCTTCTTCCACGTTCCCTTGAACAATGGCACCCGAAACGCTTCGCCGGTGATGTCATCCACCTGGAATATCTTGCCGGACATGATGACGTGACGAAAAACAGCCGAGTAGTTGTCAGCCGGAATACCATGTACAGTACGACCTTTCTTCTTGCCAATCCACGACATCTCTTGGGCAGGCTCGACATCCCATGTATTGGCGTGGTCGAAGAAAGTAATGCAGTTGTTGCCGTTAACCGTATCAATCAGGATATAAGTCTGCCTATCCTCATCTGTGAAGTTACCCGTTTGTGCCAATACCATCGCATCTCCCGGCTTCCAGTCAGTACCCGGTTTCGGCGTCATGACGAATGTCTTGGCAGTATAATCGGCAGAAGTCACCCGGAACTTCATCTCCTCGAACCCCTGCAGCTTGCCTTCAGGTGACTTGGTGACGAAGTAAGTAGTAAGTATATCATCGACAAACTGGCTCAGACCGTCAGCATCCGTCAAATCGGGTGTAATCGTATAGCTGCCGTCACCGTTGTCTTTCCATTCTTTGACCGTACACCCGCCTCCGGGAGAGGCACACATACGTCCCTTGAAATAGGTCACACGGTTATAGGCTACTTCCGGGAAAAACACACGTTTGCGGAAAATGCCTTCCTCCATCTCCAGGATGCCATTCTTATCGATGCAACCTCCGGAAATACCGGTGATGAATTCGCCGAACTTAACCCAATCACCGAAGGTCATGGGGAAGGGAGTGCCGTCAGCCTTGTCTTTGCGAAGAAAAATCTTCTCCAATTCTTCAGGAGAGTATTTGGATAACAGATTCAAGATTCCGACCAGTGTGCGGCCTACCCGTTCCGCCGTATTCTCATTCTCCTGGGTAGCGTACCGTACTTGTAGAGCAAGTTCCTTGAGTATGTCAATTGTATCTGCCATATTATGAAACAAATGCCTTCCGGCAGTTCAAAGCTTTATAAGGTTCGGACAGACTAACAGCCGCAACTACGCCGTAGAGCTGGTTATCATTGTTCACCACATAGTCCACTTCCACATCTTCCAAGGAAAAAGCGAGCCACAGCCTTTTTTTCCTTTTGTCTTCCAAAATTTGGTTGAACAGTTCATCAAGAATGCGCTCGCACTTGTCAAGAGCATCCTCTATCTGTTCATAGTCAGAAGTGTCGGACACATGCTCCACAATGAAGAGCAGGTAATCACGGTCTTTTCGGTATGCACCCGGATTACCGCCGTAACCGAATCCAGAGCCACGGTCCACAATCACTGCCGGATAGTGGAGCACGCTGTCCAGTGCCGTATGCTTCTCCCGTTCTGATGAGAGGAAGTGTACTTCATCATTCTCCTTGTGTCGTATATCGACATGCCTTTCAGCCAGGTTTTCTATGTATTCCGAAAAAGTCATTTCTTCTGTTTTTGGGCGTCACGTATCCTTTTGTTGAGCAGGCGGAATGCCGTTGCCACCGGCATCGCCTGGTATTTCTCCATCACCGCCACGTCATCACCAACAAAGGCGTCGAAGATGTCGAGCCAGTTGACTGACGGTGCTGTTGGTCTTTTCCGCTTCTCTTCCGATTCCGGTTCATCATCCAACGGAAAGAGGAAAGGAAAAGCCTTTGAAAGCCACCTCTTGACAAAAACGTAGTTCAGGAATACGGCATACCTGACGTGTCTGTCAATTTTTGCCACCTTCATTATCCGTTTTTGCAGTAGCAGTGGTTTCTGCCTGCTAAATAAGCCGTTTTTCCCACCTGATGGTAGGACAATATATTCGTTGTCCTTCAGATAGAGCATTGATACGAAAGTGTCCAGTGAGGCATCCTTGCCGTCACGGACATATCGGTTGAAAGCCGTATCCACGTGCATGAAGTGCTCGAAACACATCCCCTTCAGACGGTCACCTGGCGCTTTCAGCCCGGAGACGGCAGGAAGGATAAAGCGGTCCATCCGGACACGGCAGTCGCTGATGAACTCCACCAGTTCACTCAGCTTATATCTGTAATAGGCGTCGGAACCGACCCCGGACGGCAGGGAATAGAACTCTTTCAGGAAGGATGGTTCGTCCATTTCCTGAAGATAAAGCCGCGACACGAGCAGGAACTGTGCCGGTGTCAGTTCCTCCCATTTCTGAGGTACCCGACGGATTATCTCATGGCGGATTCCGAATCTACGGTATGCAATGCGAAGCTCCCTCATGTCCAGAATGTGCGTTTATGGTCATTGTCCCGGTCGTATATCTGCCTGGGATCACCCTCATAGAAATTCTCAAAACAGCTCCGTACCGTACGCAGCAGAACGGTCATGTACATGTCCGCATCCGCTTTCAGATTCTGGATCTGTACAGCGATACGCTCCGCATCGACGGGTCTCTTCTCCTCATTGCCTTTCTCACCCGGCTGTACAGTGGTGAAGTACAGTCCCCGGTCCGTGACGCTGCCCGTCTCCATCAGCAGGCGTCTGACCGCCATTGCCACAATGTAGCGGGAGCAGGCAAGGCGCAACCGCTCCACACTCTTCCGGGCTTCTTCATCTTCAGGAGGATTGGCCAAGTTGTCAATCAGGTGCTCATACAGTCTGTCACCGATGGCCGGCTGAAGGAGCATCTCCTCGGCAAACTTCAGGTGCGGCTGCAGGCGAAGGAAAACAATCCGGCTGCCATTGATAAAACAGACGTCATTGACATCCGCGGTACTGCGGACAATGGCTGATTTACGGTCCTGATAGGCCTGGGAGGACGCGAACTCCGGATATTCGGCTATATGGGTATACAGAAACTCAAGCAGCTCATCGAGTGCATTAAATCCCTTGTTGTGGAAAGACATCCGAAGGTTATCCTCCTGGTACTTATACACCTGCTGGAACGATTCGTTGTTGTCGGATTTCTGACGTTGGAAGCCCGCATCGGTGATACGCATGCTGATTTCATCGAAATCGTTCCAGAATGCCAGGTTCGCGTTCGCGCGTTTGCAGATCTCCAGCAGCCGGCTGTCCAGCTTCTCCCGTTCGGTTGCCCCTTCGGTATTCTGTTCCAATACATCCGGATTTGGACCGAATTCGTATATCTCGACCACTTCTCCCGCCATTGCATCGCCCAATAGCGGTACGAGGTATTGTCGGAAAGCATTCCGGAGCGGTGCCTCCATCATGTCAAAGGAGATGGCGGTGTTCACCTTCATCACCGCTTTCAGTTCCTTGCCGTTGTTCCATTTATTTGCACTGAATATCATTAGCTCAATGTTTTTTTGGTACCGCTGCCGGTATCAAGGGTTACTAAAACGGTATTGCGGAAACGCAGCTCGCATTCCGGCATGCCGTTCATTTTGATATATAGTTCTATAGGGTCCAGGATGTTCTGCCGGTCAATCCACGCATTGGCAATATTCACGAGGAAAGCCTCACGGATATTGGAACCGCCCTGGTTGCCGGCATAGGTGCCACCGGGCATACCTGCACCGAGCACATTCGGATTCACCATCAATGCAAACAGAATTTCCGAGTTGGCGGCTGCCGACACCGGAAGATTATCACTGCCCTGGTATTTGTTCTCCAGCGGCTTGATTTTCCACTCCTCCTCAATCCTGCCGTTCATCTCATTTACGGCATAATGAGAGAAGATGGGCTTCTCCGCATTGTCCGGTCCGCAAAGGTTCTGCTCCACAGAATCCATATATTTTTGTATGGCCGCCTCACGCTCCTTGGCAGAATAGTCCTTGGACGGGTATTTCTTCTCCCAGTAGGAATACGGTATCTGTACATGCCACTTCCAGGTTATCTGGTTTTTGTAGGCTTTCTTGAGGAAATGGGGGATAAGATGGGCTATCTCCACCCATCCACAAACGTAGGCAGGCCACCAGATGGGCATGCCATAGAGGTCATCGTTGCTCCAGCTGTCACGTACCGGCATGATGAAGCCATCTTTCGTCCTACCTGCAAATTTCAGTACTTCTGCGTGCATCTGCGGGTCATATTCGGAGAGGACATCCAGCCTGGTATATTGTCCCTTGTCCGGACGTTGCGGCCAATATCCGGAAACGATGCACTTGCAGGCGCCGTATTCGTCCACTTCGGAATAACGGCGGTAAAGCGCATTGACCGGATTAACGCCCGCAAAAGAATTGCCGGCAGCCGACGGCACAAACTGGACGGCACCGTTACCGAATTTCAAGTAATCCCGAAGCACCTTCTCCATATAGCGCCTCACATTCCGGGAAGCAACGAAAGCTTGTACCCGGCTATCCGTAACGGGTTCCAGTATCTCATTGCCTCCGTCATCATAACCGTTCACCGTGCATGGATAAATACCCTGGCCGAGAGTCAGGTTGCGGAGAAATTTCAGCCCGGTGTTGAGCACGCTGGTATTTCCGATTTCCTCAGCCGCTTTCTGGGGGAAATCGTTTTCGTCCCCCCATGGGCGTACTTTTACTCCGTCGATGTCTATATAAGTGATGTTTGACAAGTCATATGGCGCCAAGATTCGGGTACGGTCCTTCATCTCGTTCTGGGGTGTCCCCGTCGTCTCTCCGAATATGTACGTGGACTGCATCAGCAGGGGAATGCCGCTTGAATTAAATAATATATTCATCAGAATACGATTTTCTTTTTGTTATACTCCAGTATCAAGTCGATATTCACGGGGTAGGGGTGTCCTTCCGGATTTCCCTTACAGTCGCAGGGCTGCACGCCCCGGAGCTGGTATTCTTTCATGTTCATGCGTCCTGCTCCGCAGGCGTAAGCCTGGGGAATGAAATAGACCTTTCCTTCCTTGCTGACGAACTTTATCGAAAAGATGTGCCGGCGTCCGCGTTCGTCAGTGCGGATATCCATGTCGGCCAGAGCCAGGTTTCTGCGTATTGTCTCCATATCGTTATATCATTCAAATGTTCTGTCAAATGTGTAGTCGAATATTCCTCCCCCGAACGAGTACCGGTCAAACACCTGGTGCTTTCTGCTTGCCGGGCAGAAGGTGAGGTTCACGTTCACCCGCTGGTTACCCATCTTGGTATGGGTGAAGTCGATGTCCGTGATGATAATCTCCATCGGGAGTGAAGGTGTGTCATACCATCGCTGTACCGGAGAAGTCAGCATATCCACCAATGCCTTGTATTTGTTTTCGTCCAGATAACCGGTATTGACAGTGCGTAAATCGTTGAAGAAAGGGCTGAATCTCCGTTTTTGTTTTGTCAGGTCCGCAACATCACCTTCCAGTGCCGGGCTGTACTGGACCAGTCCGGAAAATGAAATCGATTCCGGGAGCCCGAACACGTTATAGTAGAGGAACTGGTGAATTTCCCGGTGGTTCTGCCGGTCAAGGACATACCTTACAAGGTCTGTCAATGTACCGTTGGTGATGCGTGCGTCATATGATATAATATTGTCGCATTGAACACCTGAGAGCCGACTTATCTTTACCGGACTCATGTTATATGCCGTCATGCGGTTTGTACCGGACAGTTCGAGCTTTACGGTTTTCTTGATGCTGGAGCCAGACTCCATGTATATGATATCTATAAATACCTCTGTCTTGGCCGAAACAAAAAAGGAGAGATAGTCAATGCTGTTCTGCCTGATATGCTTGATTTTATATCGGGAGTAGAAGATAAAGTCCGTCTGCGGGTCAAAAGACACATGATATCTTGAGTAAAATACATGAAGGGCATAATTTTCGGTGAACTCGCTGTCCGAGAGTTCCAGCCGTACCTCCATGGGCGGCAAGACTACACGGTCATCCCCGCCATTGAGTTCAGGACGCACAAAATACTCATTGATGATGTCTCCGGGGTCGCAAATGATGACAGTATTGCTATGGTCCGGATAATAAATCTCAGAAAGTGCCTCTTGCCCGTCAATCTCCATTCTGAGGCTCAGTTTGTCATGCACATCTGCAATGCGGATGTCCTGCATGTCAGAGGAAAATACATATGAGTCATTTACAAGATTTGTCACCATCTCCATAAGTCTTTAGATACTCCCAACACCAGCGACCTGTTGTACAAGTCATAGCCCGCCCTGAACTCCCAGGACTTACGCCGGTACCCTGCGGACAGTACACATCCGTAACGTCCCGCATCCATTCCCACCACCAGCGCGTTGTTGCATACGACCGGTTGCCGGTAGTCCACCACTACCGTGCGGTCAAGTAATGAATTGTGGGATATCACGTCGGTCAGCTCCACTTTCAGGTAAGGGCGTTCAATAATTGTATCAAGATAATGCTTCTCCGAGAAATAGTCGGCCAGTATAGCCGCCGTATCCACTTCTGTGGGTACCTCACGGACAATCACCTCCGCTTCCGGAATGGCAGGGCGTATCGTATCATGCCTGACTACCGTTTCCGGTACGCGGACAATGCTCCGTTTCCGGGAACCCAGCCAGTGGCCGGCCCAGCCGGAGAGAAATGCGATAACCGCACAAAGCAACATATGGCTAACCTTCCGTCTCATCGGCCTTTTTTCTGAATTTATCCGTGACTGTCACCCACAATATTCCCACCTGCTTAATCAGCGCGTCTTTCGGCTTGCCGTCGATGACCGCCAGGTTCTCCAGTATGCTTGTCACGTGCTCGACGCAGAACCAGGTCATGACGAACACCTTGACAATGGAGAAGAACAGGGTGGCCAGCAGCATGACAAAGCTTTCTTCCGCTCCGGCCTTGCTCTCCAGATAGAACGAGTGGGTGATATAGATGATGGTCAGCCATATACACAGCTTGATGATGCAGCGTGAGAAACGGAAGCTCTCGAATCCTATTCCCTGGACCTTGCTTGCCCGGATGCCCGTCCACATCTCGGAGACAATGGCGACGAGCATGGCCATCGCCAGGAACGGTGTAATGCCTATCCATTCGCTGACTACGGCAGTGACGGCGCTGAAGGAGATGGCCGGAAATTGCAGGTTGTACTTGAAGCTCGGAGCCACCGAAAGAAAGAACTCCTTCGGTGAATCATACCCATAGGTGGCGACGAATCTTGTGAAAAAGCGTATCATATCTCTTTTTTTGTCACAAAGATAGAAGCCAACCATCCGCTCTCATAGGACAAAAAAAGCCCCTCCGTGGTTGAAGGAACGGCAACACGACCAGTCATTCCGCTTTTCGGGCCCCATTCCGTTTGCGAGCATGCGAGCAAACGGAATGGGTGCGCCCTGCACCCCTCCGTCAAATCAGCCCCTCATCGCCAAAACTGTAATATCCACCATTCGTTATAATCACATGGTCTATCATCCTAATATTGAATAACCCTGCCGCCTTCTTAAGCTGCTCCGTCAGTCTCTTGTCCTCATTGCTCGGTCGGATGTTGCCACTCGGATGGTTATGTACCGCTGCAAACTGCGTAGCCCTCGTATCAATCAACACTCGCATAATCAGCCTTATATCCGCTGAAGTCTGGGTTATGCCGCCTACCGATATGCGTACTTTCTTGATGAGCTTGGCAGATTGATTGAGAGATATGACCCAAAACTCCTCATTCGGCAAATCTCCTATCAACGGCCCCATCAGTTCGTATATGTCTGCACTCCCGAATATCTCCCTGCGTTCCACCTGCTGCGACTGTTGCCTTTTGTATATCTCCACGGCTGCCACGGCTACCCTCCTGCGTCCAGGAGTCAAAGAGGAAAACAATTTTTCAAGGTCTATCACTTCGTTGCTGCGTTCGATGTCCGAAACAATCTGTCTGTTGTTGCTGATTTCGTACAAAAGTTCACTGTCGCTCATGTAGCGGCATGGGCTATCAAATAAAGTATCCATAATATCCGTTTTTTATTAGGTAGCCCACCCGAAAGTGGGCTATTCTGTTTGTTATTCACTGATTAGAAGCTGCTCCAGTTCTTCGATTTTCGACTGTATTTTTTTCTTCATAAACTTTATGAACTCTTCCAGCAAATAACGGTTAGAAATGGTAAAGATGTCGCTATTACTGCCATAGCCCGAAGCGTCCGCAAACCGCAATTTATAGAGGGTCGTTTCAAAAGAGTTGTCCTCTTTCAGCTTTCCTGCCGCTTCATCCAGCTTATCCATAGCGTTGATGAATGCGGTACGGTTACGGGAAATCTCTTTCTTCCGTTCCAGCTCGGCCAAACATTTTTCCAACTCTTTCGTCTTGCGGTTGATTTCCTCCTGCAATTTGGCAGCCTCGTCCTTTTTAGGGGTCTTCCCCTTACCCTTGGGGGTATCGGGCTTTTCCGCTTTCTCTTGTTGCTGTTGGGGCTGCTTTCCCTGCTTGCCTGCCTCTTTCATGGTTTCTACTGCCTTAGTTACTTCCTGACCGATTGTTTTTACTTCTTTTTCCATTGTTGTAAATTTTAAAAAGTTAATAATTAATGATTTATAAATAGTGGTTAACCTACTTCTCTAACTTGTGCACCTGGCTTTCGGCAAAGAGATAGCATAAGGGGAAAAAGTCCTCTTTCGCTTCCTCTTCCCGGCCTTGTTTTTTCAGTTCCTCAATGCGCTGTTTTTCCGCTTTCGAGGTGATGGGCATTCCCCATATAAGCAGGGCTTTTTCTCCCTTGCGAACGGTGTAGCCCGCCTCTTTCCACTCCTTGAAAGTCTTTAGGTTGGTATATCCTTTGCAGGCGTAGTGAAACCGCAACAGACCGTTTACCGTGTCATCCTCATTGCCCATGTATTCGCCCATCTCCCTACGGGCAACCAAAGACTGCGACAATGTTTTCAACTGCTGCCTTTTCAGCAAGCGTGCTTCACGTTCTTTCTTTTCGTCTCTTTCCTTTTTCATGATTCTATGTATTAAGATGTTATGTATTAAAATATTACGCCTCTATAATCACATAATCCTCCACCGTCTGAAAGTACGGGTCAGCCGTTGAAAGCAATTCCCACTTTTTTCCGTTCACATCCCGAAAAAGAATGCTCAACTCCCTAATCCCGTCAAACTTCTTTAATATTCTGTACCCCTTAAAATATTTGTTCAAGACCTCGATAGCCTGTTTGTAAGTGAATGTTTTCATAATGCTGCAATTTTTATGTTGAACCTTGAGCTTCCGGGTGTGAGCCTTTTCAAATTTGGCTGTTTCCCTGATTGGAGCTTTTTTTTTCTGCGTCGCCTGTCGCTACGCGGTATGTTTCGCCTTTTTTACGCTGCATCAAAAGGTGTTGTAAGGAGCAAGAGCAAGTTTTTCAGAAAACCGGAACGGCCTGAATACTACCCGAAGGGTGGAGATTTTTTCGGAAACGCCAGCCCGAACTTGAGCCAGCGACGTCAACATTTACCTTTGCAGCACAAAAAAGCGAAACTGCGTGGTGATAGGGGACAGAAATGAAGGGCGACAATCAGAAAAGGAAACAGCCTGAAACGCATAGTTGAAAACTATACCGCTCTACGGTCTCTACCTTAGATATTGAAACGGAAAAGACCGGGTCTACCTGCATGGATGCGGACAAACGCAAGTAGCTGCCGCTACTTACCGCTGAGACGCGCAAAATCCGTACTGGAGGAAATAGATTTGCCTGCCTGTTCCTTCAGTACGGATTTTGCGCGCGCCGTACTCTTTGTTAATGAATGTTATAAGAAATATACTTCTTTGATAATGAATACAGAATACCCCTCTTTCCATCCGAATGGAAACAGAAACGGAAGTTTCTGCCGACCGCGCCCTATCCAAAAACGCAAACAAAAGAGCAAGAAGTAAGGAAATATGACAAGGAGGGTGCCCCCTCGGGCAGTCCTGCGCCCGATAGCCTGTCCTGAAGTGCAGCGATTCCCATTGCGGACGTTGCGAGTCCTGCCATAAGCATTGCGATTGTGATTGCGGATGTATGTGTATGAGGTGAATCAGATACGTGCGTCCACGAATCCGTATGCCTGCCTGAGCAGGTGCCCGTACTTCGTCCATACACGCTTATCCACCGCATCACCGAAGTGGGTGGCTTCTTCCGGAAGGATGGACTGGTTGCGTTCGCTACGCTTATCCTTGGCAAAACGCCCCTCGCGGTCCTCGATGACACGCGTATTGTTCATGGAGATGAGTGTATATTTGCATTTCGAGCCGTTGAAACGCTTCTTCGGGAACCGTTCGTCTTTCTCTGCCAGGATGGAAGCCCAGAGCAGGTACTTGTCATGCTGCGGCGGCTCCATGCCCGCATGGGTGTGCTGTTCCACCGTCCACCCGTGTTTCTCCAGACGCTCGATGGCAAGCTCGTTGTAGGACTTCTTGTTGTTGGCACGGCGTGCATCCCCGTAACGGTCACGGTAATAATGCAGGTGCTTGTTGATATGATTACGGTAGTAGTGACAGAACTTGTCCATCAGCGCGTTCACCATGGTGTCATCCTCTTCATCACGCTTGACGAAGAACTCGTTGATGTTGTTGTCCACCGGCTCACGTGTCAGCAGCTTCGTCACGAAGTCATAGTTGCGCTCTTGCGCCACTTCCAGGAATGAGGCGGCACTACCCCAGTCGGGTGTCAGCTCTATCGGCTGGTTGGGATTGCAGTCCAGGTCACGCCGGCTGTCATCGTTATTGGCAAGCTGCTGCCAGTTGTAGTTATGATCTTCGGCAAAGTCACGGATATAGTCGTCATTGGTTGCATTGTAATAGATATGGCGTTCATCCAATTGGTAGTAGCAGCTGTCAATCTTATCTACCATGAAGTTCAGGATCTCTATCATGAAGGAAAGCTTATCCATCACCTTGTACTGGTTCAGGATATAGTTCATGCCCACATTGGCGATGTTGTCGAAGATGGAGCCAAGGATAAAGAGCGTGCCGTCACGTGAAACGAACGGCGTGATACTTTGCCTGAGACGGACGGTCTCGTTCCAGATCTCCTTGAACAGTCCCGCATCATTCGCAATCCTTGCATCAATGAGCTGCATCTGTAACCGCACAATCTTATTCCAGACATCAAACAGCCGGATGCCGCGTTCTTCTTCATAATACTTGGCCGGTTCAAGCAACCATTTCTGTTCGGGCGTGTAAGGCATGGAGGAGAGGAAGGTGTTGCCGTGATGCTTCAGAACGGGATTCTCGGACTTGCGGCCAAAGATGTGTTCATTACCCCGGTTGGTCGGCGCCGCCTCCTGGTCGAACTTCTCCTTGTCGAGTGTCAGTGCTTCATCGGTGATGTTGTAGTCCGCATTCGGACCGCGGCTGTTGCCGCCCTGGGTAAGTATGTAGAGCATATGCCCGTTGCTGAAGCTGATGCCGTACTCAAATGACATGATGTGCTCGTATGGCTTGTACCATCCCTCGATGGGACGGCGGCACACCACATAGTCACCGGTCTTGCTGACCGGGTCCCACTGCTTATAACCGAGCATCTCCAGCATCTTGAACGCTGAAGGCAGGGTTTTAGTCAACGCCTGCCCAATGGTGGCCTGGGTGAGCGTAGTAATCCCTCGCGGCATGAGCCGGATGTTGTCATCTATCACGGCACCGGTAATGAATGATTTACCCGTGGCACGCGAGTAGATGACATATCCGTTCTTGTACGGCATCACGAGGAATGCCGCCTGCGCCGGATTGACCTGTATGACCTCTTCCCAGACGTTTTCGTCCATTGTCCTGCCGTATCAATATCGTGGGAAAACAATGTAGTTCACACCTTCGGAGGAAGTCATGCGAGGCATGTCCTGTCCGGTATCAGCCAGCAGCTGCGGCACCTCTTCCGGCCTGAACCTGGCAGATACGGTACAGACAATCTGTGTCTTGCTGACCGATACCATATCAATGTGCTTATGGTCAACCAAGTAAGAGATGAGTCGTTTGTTTGTCAATTTTTTCATGGGTAATCTGTTATGAGTTCATTATTTCTTCCGCTTGTGCGTCGTCGATAGGCGTGTACATCGAATCCACCAAAAGCTTCTGCTCTTCCTGGGAAAGGTTGCGGATGGCATTCAGGGGAATATCCACCTTTTGCCCCATACTGTTGATCTGGATGTAGAATACGTTCTTCTCCATGCGTCGCGGGTCCTCGACGGAAGCCGGCTTCTCACCAATCATCTGATGCAGCACTTTCTTGGCGTTGTTCCATTGCTTGAGATCACCTTTGAGCTTGCAATCCCGGATAAGCTGAATCTGGTCCTTGATCATCCAGGCATACCAGAAGTCCCAGTCGAACTGGTGCTGTGTCTTGAACAGTTCTTTTGCCAGGGCGATGTCCTTCCTTATCTGGGTACGCGAGATACGGTATTTTGCCAGCATGATGTTGATGATGTGGCTCTCGTTCGGATAGTCATCCAAAAGGCGTGCTATCTGCAGCACCCGGTTGCACTGCACACGCAGATGCTCCGGCAGCGGACTGTTCTCCGGGTCGATGATGTGCTGCTGTATAAGGTCGTAGGATTGCTCCTCCAGTGCGGCCTTGCTTTTGGAAGCCGTCAGACGGTTGTTATTCATACTCAAGATACTGCTGTTGCGATTTGATGAACTTGACAAGCTCCTGCTGTGCCGGGTTGCTGCCATTGACGGCCGACTTGATGAGTGACTCCCTAAGTTCGACCGTCTGGCGAAGATGCCCCCGGTAGAAGGCGGTCCGGACTTCGGTGCCCGGTGTGCGGAGTTCCGCGAGAAAGTCCGTCTCGTCGGCACCTATATTGATGGCTATCAGCCCCGGAGGGATCAAACGATAGGCCATCTTCTCTATCTCCTCACGTTGTTCCTGAGTCAAATTCATCATTCAGCATTTTAAAGTCAAAATCAAAAATATCTCTGCCGGTATGGATGATTCCACGTTCCAGCTTCGGGTTGTGCGTGGCGTTCTGGCTGCCCACTACGGTAATCTTCCAGTCCTCGTTATACAGCAGCGCCACCTTCGCATGAAGCGCGAGGCAACGGTAGCAGTCCGGGAACGTGGTCACCAGATAATCGAACGGTTTGGGTGATATGCTGCGTACCCGGTTGTCTATCAGGAACCGCACCGACAACAGCTCACCCGTTTCCACCTTCCGATGAATCGCCGCAATGCTGTCCATGGAGATGGAATAGGTAGTAAGCAGCAGGTGTGCCGGGCCTGTCTGTCTGAGAATATAGAAAATCAACTGGATCAGGTTGAACGCCCCTGAAGAGTAGAAATGCTTGTCCCTGCCGGGTACCAGCACCCCCATGGCGTCCGGATGCAGCAGCTTCTCCGCAGCCAGGTCGTGGCCGGAGGCTGCCGCATCCGTTCGGCGGATGTAGCCTGTCGGGTATCGGTCTCCCTGCATAGGACTTACTGCATCATCCGCCGGCATCATCTTATTCTCAATCTCGCTGCAACAGACCAGCATAACCTAACCTATTGCAGTTCTGCCAAACGATATTCTATCCTTTCCACCAGTGCTTCCTGGGCAGCCACCTTCTTCTCGTATTTCACGCGTTTGGGGCAGTCGGGAAGGGGATTCTCCTTGCCGTCCTTGGGCTTGCTTTCCGAAGAGTACAGCAGCATGTTCCTTGCCTTGGTAATCTTGCTCTTGGCATTGGATTTCGCTTTCTTCAGCTCTTCCACGGATAGGGAACTGATGTCGGTCTCATCCTCTTCCTTTTCCGGATTTTCTTCGGGGGTATCCGTTTTTTTGTAGAGTTCGTCCAGCTGCTCGTCAGTCGGCAGTTCCCTATTCTGCTCGAACTGCCTTTTGATGGCAGCCAGCAGTGTCATGCGGTTGGAGAGAAAGGCTATACGGGCGACAATATCCTTGCGTTGCGTGCATACAGCCTGCGTGTTTGTCTCACCCAGTCCGGCAAGCATCCGGTGCTGGAGTGAACGTTCGTTGTAGCATTCCCGGAAATCATAGATGATTTTGGCCATCACCGGAGGATAGGCGGGCTGTTCGTCCGCCTCACGCGCCAGTTCCCTCTCCGCAACGGCGACAATGGCGGCAGCCGTCTCTTCGGGAACCGTCTCGGAACGCCCGTCATTGCCCGGCATTGCATCATCTGCCAGGTCCACATCCTCAAAGCGCGGGTCATCCGGATGGTACCACACCTTGATCATCTGCCGGATCTCGTATTCCAGCTTCTCGCGGGTATGCGGCTTTTCGCCCTGGCGTGCCAGACGTGCGGCGACAAACCCCTTATATCCTGAACGGGTCAGGATATTCACACCGGTGCTGTAATCACGTTTCTGCGAGTTCAGCCACTTGATGCCGTCCCTGCGCGCCTCGATGTAGTTCTGTGTAATCTTTGACATTGTATGTACGTTGTTTTTTGATGATACGCAAAGCTATTGCGATTTTTGTTGCCGGAATAGGACAAAACAAAATGTCCGCCCCTGCGTGAGAGCGAGAGACGGACATGAACAACCAATCATGAACAAAAAAGTCTTATGGATCTTCTGATGCGGCTTTTACAGTCAGGATGTCCTCCGTGTCTCCCTCATACACACATTTGCGCGGTGCAGTAAAGGTGTAGTGGAGGGTGTTCTGGTTGCGGGCAGTGGAGCTTGCTCCGGTAGTGGCACCATCACCCGACGCACGGAGCGCGCCGCGCCGCTTGTCACCCATCAGGTAGTTCGTGCCGTTGTTGTCGGTCACGATAAAGAACATCTTGCGCCCTTTGGTCGCATTCTCAAAACCGAATATCTTCTTCCGCATCTTGGCCGAAATGATATTCAGGTCCATCAGGAACGATTCCCCGCCGCTTTCTCCCTGGTCGGTAATCTTGAACTCGGCCAGTTCATCGGTGAAATCCATCTTGTATGCCCTGCAGCCTTCCTTCATGACCAGGTCACCGACCAATGTACCGGCTTCTTCAAGAGAAAGAGGGGATTCCGTCTTTTTCGGGTAGTCCGGCCATGTGGCCACATCCGCATGATAACCGAAGATGACGGACGGTATGATACCGCCCATGTTGTCCTGGTTCTCGCAGTCCATTGCCTCGTTGATGTCATCAAGGGCAATACATAATTTAGGGTCTACTTCTGCCATAGTCGTAGGGTTTATTCGGATTTAACAACATAGGTGCCCGTCACCTTCTCCACTTTGCCCGCAGCGGGCGTCTTCTTCTGCACGGCAGGAGTGGTGTATCCGGCAGCCTCCAGGAATTCGACGGTATATTCCTTTCCACCGGGAACTGCCACATATGTACCGGACTCACGCCAGGCTTCCTCGCCCTGGATGCGCCATTTGCCTCCGTTGTTGGCCGCTTCATCCGGCGTAATCGTCACTTCAATGTATCCGAACGGATTGGTCCCTTCCGGGTCTACCGGACGGTCGTTGACGCAGAACTCGGACTTGTGCACAGACACGAACTGGAAACCGATCACATACTTGCCCGCAGCGTCGAACGTATAGGGATTGCCGGACATGAACGGCTTGATGGACTTGAAGTCGCTCTCCTTGTCAAAGCCGTAGCATACGTTCTCCTTGGTGGTCAGCATGACGAACTGGCTGCCGTCGGGAAGGTTCGGAACACGCACCAGCTCGCAGCGGTTGTTGGAACCAAGCAGGTGCTGCGTGTCGGAAGTGTCCTCCTTGAGTCCGATGACAATGGTGCCTTCGTCCTTGCGCCAGTCATCGTACATGTCGCCCAAATCGTCGGAAATGAACATCTTGATGTTCTTCTTGCGCTTGAAAGTACGCGGCATGTGGCGCCACATTTCCAGCAGCTTCTCCCCGATATCGGCACGGGACAGTTCACCGGTCGCATAAACGTTTCCCTCGGCACTGGAGATGTCTCCGACTGCCTCGCCTTCAGTAACGATGGTACCGATACCGTCGAAAGAGTCCTGAATGTCCGTCTTTTCTTCATCCGCACTGTATTTTGCCGTGAAAATGGCAAACAGCAGGTCATTGGATGCCAGTTCGTGCCCGTGGTTGATCAGCCACAGCTCGAACGGGTGTTCCTTGCGGAGTGTGCCGGGAACCTCGGCGATGTAGGTACGTCGGTAACGTTCCGGCTCGTCGGACATCTCCATTACAACGGGACGCACTACCAGACGCCGGGGAACAATCTTGCCCAGATACTTTCCGGCAGTGAACTTTCCGGTGTACTTGCCGGAGATGCTTCCACCCTCCACCTTGCCCAGTTCAAGGGAGTCGGTAATGCCCGGTACCGGAGTGAAATGTCTCAACACCTCCGAGGCGTCGAGCTTGTCGACCGCCTTCAGGATGTCCTTGTGCTTTTTTACCGCGGTCAGAACGGCGGTAATGTCAATAGGTGCTTTAAAATCCATAATAGAATAGTTTAGGTGTTACTCATTCTCAAAACTGTTGATCGGGTCTGTGGCTATGTCCGCAAACTTGTTGTCTTCGTTCGCTTCCCGGTGGCTGTCGGTACCCGTTCCGGGTATTTTGGCGACAATGTCACGGATAACTTGTACCTTGGCCTTGTTATCGGCGGCATTCTTGATGCTGTCACTCAGGCTGTCAAGGTCATTCACGACTGCCGTCAGACTGTTTTCGGCAGTCTCCTTGGCGGTGTTGGCGACAGCCAGGTCATTCTCCGCCTTGGCCTTCGCTTCGTTGGCGGCCTTGACGGCGTCATTGATGGCCTGCAGATTCTCTACGGTAAGCAACATCTTGCCGTCTTTTTCCTCAACGCCTTCGCTGTTGAGGATCTGGTTGATGAAAGTAAATTCTTTACGCATAACTGTATTTGAAGAATTAGAAATGTCAGTCTTGTTGCCGGTAGGGAACAGCCCTTTGATACCGTCGATAATCTGGGAGACCAAGTTTTTGCCTTCCGGTTCCGGCTTCCCCTCCGAATCGATAGCCGGCAACGGTAGACCAAGCGCGGTGAAGCAGTCGGTCATTTCATTGGTCACCTGCGGCTTTTTATGGGTACCGGGAATGATCCTGTCTATGAATCCCCATTCCTTGGCTTCGGCGGCAGGCATCCAGCGTTCCTCTTCCATCAGGGTGATAATCTCCTTCAGGCTTTTGCCGCTACGGTTGATGTACTTCTGTGCAATCATCAGGTCAATGGCTTCCGCGCTCTTCTTCTTGTTCTGCAGTTCCTTGATGGTATCCTCCAACTGGTCCGCATTGAGCTGGCCCCAGATGTCCACTCCCAGGCTGCATTTATGCGCCAGCCACATGCCGTCCTCGTGCATCTCGATGGACTTGGCGCCGAACGCCAATATGGTGGCCGCCGAAGCGTTGAAGCTGATGAACTCCACCGTCACATTGCCGTGCTCGGCCATCAGGGCGGACATGGCGACCGCTTCGGCCACATCACCGCCATAACTGGAAACCTTCAGGCGTACGGGCTGGCCTTTGGCCTTGTCAAGGAAGTATTTCAGATAATTCTTATTGTGCCAATACCGGTCAATACTGCCGAATAATGTGATAACTGTCTCGTTCATAACTTATTTTTGCGCAAAAAAAAACGCAAAAAAAACGGTACCCAAGGACATTGGGCACCGTCAGCGGACAGATAAATGTTTGACTGAAAGAGTGTTGCGTGTCAGTAAAGGAAGCCGTACGGTTATATTTCCTCCATGTTTTCAATATAGACGGTCGGTTCATCCTGGATGCAGGTGAACGTGAATGAAGTGCCGTTCCGTTCCGACACGGAACGTCCGCTTGTCTTGTTTGTGGCGAACAGCATGAGTGCGTCCTCCTGCCCGCACCAATGGACCGCCCCGTTGCCGTCCACTGCCAGTACATACCACAAGCCACGCTCCAGCATCTCCATCAGCTGATGGTTTGCCGGGGAAAGTTTCGGAATCACCCCTTCAATGGAAACGTTCCAGCAGTCCCCCGCGTCATTCACCTCCTTGTCTTCATTATAGGAATAGGTGTCATTGGCATATACCGGTATGGAAACAATATCTTCCCGGTTGCGGAGTTCCAGATAGTTCAGACCGGCGGCATAGTCCTTACGGATTTGCACGAACGAGGCCGGAGGCACGGCAATCACCTGCAACAATCCTCCGACGTTTTCAAAATCATAATGCATTGCTTTCATAAGCCATTTTTCCCTGCTGGGAAATTGTCCCGAATTCGGACAACTTCCCCAAAATTATACGGTTAATAAAGTCTAAAATCGTGGTATTCTCCACCGTTTTCCTATATCCATGCCGGTTATACTCCCTGCGGATAGTCTCATAAGACCAGGTGTCGTCATCAAAGCCGAAGCTGTTCTGAAAGTTGCGGATGGCGGTCGAGAGTGGGATTCCGATACTGACATGGGTGTCGAGATAGAGGAAAAGCATCTGCTTGATCCGTCTCTCCACCTTGCTGCCGAACGCCACCACTTCGGTATTCGACATCGCCCATCCGTATCGGTAGAAGTCATCACGGCGTATCTCCACCGCCACGTTGGCGGTATATCGTGCCAGGTTCCGGTATCTGTTCTCGTATCGTCCGGGTTTTGCAAGCCTGGAAAGGAAGTCGTTCTGCAGCTCCTTGTCCGGGGACAGATTGACTATTTCAGTCCAGGTGTCGTCCGGGGCATTGAAATTGTGCAGCAGGAATTGCTTGACATAAGGCTTGCAAGGGAGCCAACACACAAATCGGTCTTTCTTCGTCATTTAAAGCATTGATTTTTATACAAATATACAAAATACCGATAATATAGCCAAGGCCTTGCACGAATATAGCGTAAAAATAGTGCGACAGTACTTTTGTACATGGCTCATCTTTTATATTGTTGAATATTAGATTGTTATAAGCGTACAAAAAGCGTACAAAACCGTACTAATTCTTTCGTTTGCGTACTTTTTGCCGTTTTTTGAAGAAAAGTACAATTCGTACGCTATTCGTGCATGATTCGTGCGGAATTTGTACGCTTATAAATATTTGTATATCAGATTGATATGCGTTTAATTCCGCACATCCGTACGAATGCACGATTTTTTCTCTGTTTTTTAAGGTAGTCCAATTTTAAAAAGAAGAATAAAAAAAGAATAATATACCCCCTCCGGGAATTCCCATGTCTGCTGCCACTTCCATGCACGTTTGTCCGAATCGTTATTATGACGGGTTGGGGGGCTGTCTCTTATACACATCT